CTGACTATACTTGTTCTTTCCGAGATGTTAATCTCGGCTTTGGGCTTGTTACCGTCGACGGTTTCAATTCTCAGGGTAAGCCATGGTTTGCGGAGGTCAGAGGAGCAATCCTCTCGAACTCTTTAGGCCCTGACTTGCCTGGATCTTCAGATCTCACCGTTATCGATACTCGTGCACGCATACAGTTTCTTCAGCGGTATCGCCAAGCACGTACAACCTTTACTGGTGGTACGTTTTTTGGTGAACTTGCTGAGACTGTACGAATGTTGAAATCTCCTGCTTATGCCTTGAGGAAGTCCGTCGATACTTTAATCGGAGTCGCAACGAAGCGAATCCGTAAAGTTCCTCGTCGGTCTCGCCATCGAGTCATAACGGAGACCTATCTTGAGTATTCTTACGGGTGGAGACCCCTCATTGGCGATATAGTTGATGCCTTAGATCTACTGAAGGCTAAGCCAGATCGGTATTCTTTACCGATCGTCGGTTTGGCTTCTCAGCCAGTTTCTAGGTCAACATCAACTCGCGCTATGATCTTCGGGTCTATCCTAGCCTACGATGTCTTAGTTGATAAGGCAGAGGAGGCTCTCGTCAGATACAAGGGAGCGGTGAATACGAACTTCGAGCACCCTCCGTCATTCGCAGAACAGATGGGATTTACCCCGTCTGAAATACTGCCGACGGCCTGGGAATTGATTCCGTATTCTTTTCTGGTTGATTACTTCTCCAATATTGGGAAAGTGATTGACGGCATGTCACTTGGGACGGTTAACTTAGCTTGGGGTTGCAGAACCGAACGTCGCAGAAATACCTACAGACTTGCAGGTATTAAGGCGCCTCGTCCCGGTTTTGTTTCCTCAATGTTAAGTCCCAGGTATCATGTATACGTGTACAGTTCGGGGAGTGAGGCTAAGACGTTCAAGCGCACCAAGATAACGTCTGTGTCCGTCGGTTTATCCGACATTCACTTTCGTATTCCTGGCGTTGATGAGCCGTGGAAATGGCTCAACATCGGCGCGCTTGCTCGTGCTAAATTGCCCCGCTCTTAACTTTAACTTCGTCATTTCCGAGGTCTCTGACCATGACTGTTTCTTTGTCTTCTCCGGTGACGGGCTCTGCCCAAACCGGTCTTACCTCGCCCACCTACACGGTGGTCGCGGACACGCCTCCTAATGCATACTCGAAGCAGTATGCGGTTACCGCTTTGGGCGGTACGCAGACTGGCGTCGATGTGCATGCTGCGAGCAAGCCATTCACTATCACGTTCTCGAAGCCGGCTCAGATTCGATCTGCGCCGATCCCGAGTCCGACGACTGGTGTTATGGCGAACTCGCCTCGTAACGTCTATTCGGTGATTGTCCGCAAGGGTGCAAACCCCGGCGTCAATCAGAATCCTCAGACGATGGTTCTCCGCGCTGACCTTTCGGTCGTTGCGGGCTCCGATGTCGTGGAACCGGAGGATGTACGAGCGGCACTGAGCTTCCTTATTGGAAGTCTCTCCCAGGTTTCATCTGGGCTGGGCGACACACTTATTACGAATATTCTATGAACCGTAAGGTTCGGAATACGCGTATTGCGTGTGCGATAATGGCAATAGCTGCTGCATTGGCGGGAGTTAACCCGTCTGTGCGAGATGCTATTTGCCAAAGTCTGGAATCCGTAGTTGGCGATCGCTAACTTCGGTACCTTTGCCTTGGTGCTGAGGAGGTGAACATGGACATTTCGTCCGACGCTCTTTTCTCCTACCTACTCGATGACCTCTATGGCCAGAATGCTAGTTCTTGGCGCCAGTTTCTTGAAAAAACTGACGTCTCGGACTACTGGCCTGGTGCTTCTGTCTCGGATGTTTTTCGTCTTCGTATGGCTAGGTCCTTCTATAAAAAACTTATAGACGTGACGTCGGCTGACGCGGATGACAAATGTCTTGAAAAATTCATCGCATCTAATAAACGATGCGCTGAATGGCAGTTGATCCTGCAGTCCTCGAAGGATGAAGAGCTTTTTGGTCTCCTTAAGCAAGAGATCGACTGGTTCCTTCACCCTGAAGGCGAATTCCTAGTCCGGTCCACCATGGACATATGGTCCAGTGGACGCTGCGGACCTGGCGCTAGCCTGGGTGCGAACGGGGTCGACTTCTATACGAAGTTGTTCTCGTCCCGACTGACTGCGACGTCATCTGAGGTGTACCAACAGTACGCCGAGTATGCTCAGTGGTTTCCCGATTGGTGTAGCGCGGAGTTAATCCGTTTATCTACATTCGGGTTCCCTAAGTATACCTGTAGTTCTTCCCTTTCTTTCGTGCGGAAAACACGTGACATTTCGCGTTCTATCTGTACCGAGCCTTCGTTGAACATGTTTGCTCAACTTGGACTCGGTGAGATTATAGCCTCTCGATTAAATCGCTACTTTGGTATCGATTTATCGAGTCAGCCGAAAAGGAACGTGGATCTTGCCCGATTTGGGAGCATGAACGGTTCTAACGTAACGTTAGATCTGGAAAGTGCCTCAGATAGCTTATCGCTCTACTGTTGCGAGGAGATATTTCCTAAGTGGTTTTATGACCTCTTATGTTTGTATCGTACCCCGTTTACACGGATCGATGGGCGAAAGATCGAGTTGGCCATGGTTTCTACTATGGGGAATGGTTTTACATTCCCTTTGCAGACTATGGTCTTCTCATGTGTCGTTCGTGCGGTTGCTCGGTGGTGGGGTCTTTCCCTGCCGCCCGCGAATGATCCTGAAGCGAACTGGGGGGTCTTTGGCGATGACATCATTGTACCACCTTTGGTGGAACGTGATGTCTGTCGTCTTTTGGACCTCCTAGGCTTCAGAATCAACCGTTCGAAGTCCTACTTCGTAGGG